ATTCGACGATGAAGATACATGGAATGATGTTCGTCAAAGTTCTCTATAAATATATCATGGCTTGTAAGTACCTGTAGAATAAGACAAGATGCCAATATATCAGTATTCAACTACACCCCTATATGCGTCAGATGGGCAAACGGTTCAATTCCGATATGAAGCGCCTGCTAATTTTGCTGATATTCAGCAAGTAATTATTGAAATTGGTGACATTGTTACATTCTGGGTAATTGAAACTATCCCAGAAGATGATGCGCCAACACCATTTGATCTTAAGGCAATTGATCCCGCTGATATACATGACCCACCAGGTAATCCTGCAATCTATACATATGCAGAGACTGCTGCTGGTCCTAACGCTGCTCCTACAGGCGGTGGAGGTGGTGCTCCAATAAGACTTGGCGAAACGGTAATTACTGTTTCAGGTCTTTCTGATACTACACAAGTAAATTTAATTATTAGTAGTAACGGTCTCGTTGCTGATGACTGGGCATGGAGAATAAGAAATTGGAATGGAACATCATATGATGCATGGCCTGCATTTACTACAGGATCAAACTGGCCATCACCTGTTCCGCTTGTAAAAAATGAAGATCAGGTTCAAGTTAGAACTGCTTCGACTCCATTTGCAGCAGATAAAAGAGAACTTACTGTTCAGATTGGTTCTGGATCTGCCGTATGGGAACTATCAACAGGTTCATTACCTGTTAATACACCAACACCAGCACCACAATTTCAATCATTAAATAATTTAAATTTAGGTGAGATTGTATATAGTAATGTTGTACAAATTGCTGGTCTCACATCACCTACAGCAGTAGTTAGCGTTTTACCTAGTACTGGTTCGTTTGCTATTTCTAATAGTAATGCTACAACAACAAATGCAGATAATTTTGAGGTATTGACTGGTGTTAGTTTTGGAACTACTGGTAATATTAGTAATGGTCAGTATCTCCAGTTAAAAGGTGTGGCATCATCTAGTTCTAACTCACTAGTTAACTATGGTGTTAGTATTGGTGATGGTATTAATATTTCGGCATGGTTAATTGAAACTGGTGTTGGTGTTGATTTACTTATAGATACATTTACATTTCAGGATTTAGTTGAGCAAGTACCTGGTACTCAGAATATATTGTCTGAAGTTGAGACTATTTCTGGTCTAACTCCTGGTATTACAGTTCCAGTTACTGTTAATAGTTTTTCTCCACCAGAAGCACTTCCAAGAATTAAACTTAATGGTGGTTCAACTGGTCCAATATCTAACATTTTTGTGGGTAATAATAGTACCATTCAATTGGTAATGAATGCTCATCCAGATTTACCTATTGCTCCTGGAACAAAATCATCTAGTGTTAGTATTAGTGTAGGTAATAAAGTTATTAATAGTTGGGACATTAGTAATTGGTATGGTCCTGATGAAACTCCATCATTTGTTGATCCTGCTGATGCTGTAAATCAAACTCCAGGCGGTACAGGTGTACTTGGACCAGTTCTTTTAGAAAATTTCAATATACCTATTCAAGTCTCGATTACAAATCCAATTGCATATGATGAATTTGATGTTGCAACTGGTGAGGCAGTTAATCCTATCTTAGTTTCTATTGATGGTGGTGTAATTCAAACACTTCCAGCAACAATTCCTAATAACCCAACAGGTCAACCTGTATCAGTTGTATTCTTTACTGATCAACCAGGAAATGCTAATGTTGATCCTGTACAAGCTCTATCACATTACTTAGAATTTGATATTACATTTGGTCTTGCTCCTACTACTACTGTAAAAGTTATTAACTATGCAGTAAAACCAACACCACCTGCATATGTTAGTCAGTGGTATACTAATAAAAATGATAAGTTTGATCAAGAAGCATATGAAGCAGCAGGATCACCTGTAGCAAATGCTGGTGATTATTATAGTGCAAGTAAATTTGATGGTTTAACAATAGGTACTGTTGTTGCTGTACCCAAAGAAACTATTGCTGGATATGGCAATTTAGAATCTAGATATCCTGGATTCCTTGAATGTGATGGGCAACAACTTTTTGCTGCTGATTATCCTTGGTTGTGGGATAGTATTGGAAATTCATATGGTGGCGATGGTGCTTATAATGACGTTAGTAAGGCATATACAGGTCAGTTTTTTATACCTGACTATAGAAACAAACGTTTAACTGGTAGAGGTATCGTTGATTCAAGTAGAGGTGCATCGGCATTCTTGGAAGCAACTAATCCTGGTGGTTCTTATGATATTGTAGGATCTACTGGTGGTTATTGGTATGTGTCTGATGTTGGTGTTGCTGGTCCTGATCCGTTAGAGCAAGTATTCACTACACCAGGATCTAATCAAGGCACAGAATCTCCATTCTATGTACTAGGAACACCAAAAACATATGGTTTATCCGAACTAACAGGTGAAGTTAGCTTTACTGTTACTGGTAGTGTTAATGCTACTATTGGTCCAGTACGTGAGCAAAGAATTGGTGTACCACCACATGACCACTTCTTTATTACTGGACAACCAGAAAATGCATCAGGTGATCCAGTAATTCCGTGGGGTGTGTGGGCATACTATAAAACACAAAGCGATTCTGGAGCAAACAGTGACTCAACAGGAGACAGAGAAAGTGGTGAGAAATCAGATGAACCATCATCTGATGCTGTATATTCTGAGTGGAAACAGTTAAACGAACTTAACGCTTCTCAGTTTAACCAAGCATTAGCAGATACTAATGGTGGATCACTAGAAGATGAATTGCCATTAGGACCAGAAGGATCTAACTCAACATCAACATTTGGTAACTATTGGGGATCACCTAGTAGTAGTCTACCAAATCAAAATGGATTGTTTAGGAAGGCAGGTGCGCTTACTGATGCTGGTGTTCTTGACACAAAAGAAGCAAAAGCTCGAATTGATCAATATACATCACCGACAGCAGAAGCAACACATGCACACCAACTAGGAACATTTGAAATTACTGATCAAGCTACTGATTATACTTATGGCAATGGAAATGCATTTGGTGGATTCACTCAGGGTCTAGCATCATATGGAGCTAATACTGAAGTGGTGTTCAACCAATCAGATGTTCAAATTGAACTAAATGATGCAAACTTTAATTGGAGTAATTCTAGTAAACCAATTCCTTCTGTAGCACTAGACCCACAGAAAAAAGTTCCCATCTTAGCACCCTTCCATAAAATGAAATATATAATAAAGGCGTATTGATATTATTCTTATGAAATTTGGCAATGGTGAAGATAAGGTCGCACCTTATCGTCCTCTTAGTTTAATGATTGACGAGCGAATGACAGACTATGAGTGTGATGATTTCATCGCAGTCTGGGAGAACTTCGTTCCTGGAGCATTCTGTGATCAATTGATTAGTTGGTTTGATAATAAACTTAATCAAGGTCAGGTAGATTTTCATGAAGGTGATGAACTAGAAGAAACAGAATTTGGTGAAGATACTAATCAAGATAGCGACAGCATGGTTGCTTACGGTGAGCAGCAGTATGGTAGTAATATGAGACGTAAAGACAAGTCTATTCTTGTTAATTACGCAAATGAGAAAATTACATATCAAGTTAATCAATTCTTAAAATCATGTGTTGGACATTATATACATGAGTTTGGACAACTTAAAGGTGTTGGATTGTTTTCATCTGATATTAAGATGCAGCATACCACACAAGGTGGTGGGTATCATTTATGGCACTATGAAAATTCTTCTGGTTCACATGCTGCTAGAGAACTTACATGGATGATTTATCTTAATGATGTGGATGACGATGCAGGTGGAGAAACCGAATTTTTATATCAGCATAGACGCATCAAACCAACAAAAGGGACAGTTGTAGTCTTCCCTGCAGGTCTTACACATGTACATAAAGGAAATACCTTACTAAAAGGTGATAAATATATTGTGACAGGTTGGTATATCAAAGCGTCAATATGACAACAACACAGATAGTAACAAGAAAACCATTACTACAGATTGATTTGGTCAATCAGCGTGTTATCATGGCAGGCGCAAATTCTGCCGATAACCAGGATGAATCAGAAGCAGGAGTATTCCAAGCCGTCGATTTCGGTGACGACTTAAAAGTTAAGTTCCTAGAAACAATAGGAAACTTCTGGAATACAGAAGATGATAAACTTGAGTTTTTTGCATATTATACTGATAAGACATTTATCGTCTCACGTAAACGTAAGAAATACGATTTCAAGAGCGATTCCAATTACTTTAGTCAATACGAATTCAAGGGTGCATCCCAAGAACAAGGTGACTACGTATATACTGCTGCTCAAGGTATTTTCAATATTCGTTTGCAAACGAAACGAAGAGTAGCACTTGAAGCAATTTCGGCAGTTGAAAAAGAAATTTCATATTTTGAAGCAAAGTTTCTCAAGCGTAAGCGTGAGAAAAGAATGATGCTAAGTGCAACCGATTGGCGTGTACTTCCTGATATTGCTGATAAGTATGTTGGTGAAAAGGATCAATGGATTGCATGGAGGACAAAGATTAGACAGGTCACTATTCCTAATCCAACTACGTTTGCAAACATGCTTGAGTTTGCTAAGTCATTGTATAATATTAGTTATCCTATTGACCCTGCAATTTACAGAGAGAAGTATCCTGATGGTAAATTAGCAGATGGTGAGACAGATGCACCTGCATATCTAGACGAAACTGATTCAAATCAGTGGGTTGGATATGATACATATGCATCTAAGGATTTTGTTAACGAAAGAGTGCTTAATGCTCTAATCTATGCTAAAGTACGTACCAAATCTCCAATTTTTGTTGACAAACAAGTGAGAGATATTATTAAGTCAATGGACATCGAAAGTATTGATCCAGACTTTGATGCTGACCTATTTCAAATTAATGAAGAATGATTTATAGATTTCAATTACTCTCACCCGATGAGTTGAAGCGAATACAATACAAATTTGACGGTTGCACCCATTGGAATTCGGGTAAGGTGCAACTTAATGGTGAAAGTGTTGAAAATGGTCAAGTCAAATCTAATAAGTTTATTGATCAACACTCATCAGAATATAATTATTGTATTGAAATAATTAATAAGGCATTGCAGAAAAGCAATCGCTTTAAAACAACATATGCAATGAAAGATATAACCCAACCAATGCTCACTGAGTATGAGGTTGGTGGACACTATAATCTTCACATTGACTCTGTTGAGATTAATAATCTTAGAACAGATCATAGTATGACTCTGTTTTTGAATGAACCAAGTGAGTATGAAGGTGGTGAGTTAGTTCTTAATCTATCTGATGCTGAGCATAGAGTTAAAGAACCAGCAGGAATGCTTGTAATATATCCTACTGGATTACTGCATGAAGTAACTGAGGTGACATCTGGTTATCGTCGTGTTGCTATCATGTGGTCACAAAGTCTTATTGATGATTATCTACTGAGATCTCAGGTTATAGATTTAGGTAGAGCAATTGGTAACGTTACTCACTGGTGTAATAGACAAAAGGTGGATGCAAAAACTACTCAAAATCTGTTAGTTCCACTTGAGCAGGTCAGAAACAATTTCTTGAGAGAATATGGAAGTTTTAAATAATGTTTTCAATAACAAAGATCTAAGATCAATTCACGAAAAGATAAGACAACCAAAATGGAAGTATGGACATGGTTCTGATAATAGTAATCCATTAGGTATACCATTTTGGATCATGGAATTTGATGATGATCCTTTCTTTAGTAAATACTTACTAAATATTATTAAGACCAAAGTTAACGAACCTGGTCTCATACTGGAACATGTTTATGCAAATGGACATGTATTTGGCGATAAAGCAACACCACATGTTGATTCACATAGTCAAGATGGTAGAACATTCTTGTTTTACGCTAATGATATCTGGGATCCTCTATGGGGTGGCAGCACAGTATTTAATATGGGCAATGGTCAATATGCATATATGAAACCAGAACCCAATAAGGCAGTATACTTTCCAGGTATGATTCAGCACCATGCTGAAGAAGTTTCTAGATTGTATACTGGTTTGAGAGTAACAATAGCTTGGAAATTAAATGGAGCTCAACACTAACTATAGCACAGCATACCTGAATGATTTCATTGGTTCTGTTGCAGCAACCAAGGGAAAACCTATTATCTTTATTAGGTCATGGGGTTGGAATAACACCACTGATGTGAGTGCTATTAATGCATCAATGGATTTGTATAAAACTTTATTGCCTCTTGATGTATGGACATCAATGCATGTAAGTGAGTTTACTTTTATTGAAGCAGAAGATCTAACTCATGCCATGGATTGGTGCGAAGATGTATTTCCTGTGAGTCAGGAAAGTACTACTAATCAAGCAAATTATATCTTCTATGCTGTATATAATACTGTAGGTCAACTAGTTGCATCTAACGAATAATGGCATTTTTCCAAGAAGAAATTGATACATGTAAACTGTACAGTATGAATACTGGTGAGTACTTGTGTACCTACGAAAGAATGTGGGCAGCATGTACTTCTATTGTTGATGCTAAGTATTCTAGTCCATTTACAGATGACATGAAGTCAAAGTTGACTGAATATCTTTTATATAATGACGAAGAACTGGGTCTTGATGAATCTGCTACATTAGCAAGATATGCAGAAGTATGGCATAAAGATAATGTAGTTGAAAAAGCAGCAATCACAACTGAGATACCATTTACATATCTTTCTGATGGTAGAAACTATTTCAAGACAAAGAATGCACTTGCGTTAGTTGATGAAACTATGCAAGTATGTACATCTATGTTTTTGTGGGATTCTCCTACAGATGTATATTTTGATAAAATCTATTGTGATCAGAACTGTAATACTATTGGGTTATCAGTTAGTCCTACAGCACTAAATCCTGAATATCTTGCTGATACACACTATTCTAGAATTAATGCACAGTTAAGAAAGAAATCATTTATCTATCTGGATTACGATATCTATTCAGATAGAGAAGAAATTGTATTGACAACTAGAGTTAGATGGCATCCTCAGCAATATGAGATGCAACGTAATCTTAATGTTGATGCAATCACTGAGATGGGTGACTTCAAATTTGCTCAGAAAGATCACATTAATGACAGACATCGTAGTATGATGCTCAATGTTATTAGATCATTGGATATCATCACTGATGAACAGGAAGAGTGGCTCCTAAATCTATTTGACCATGATGAGCAAGAGTTTGATCTTGACTACGTGTTCAATAAAGATGGTTCACTTAAAGATATTATTGTACTAAAACGTGAAGCAAGAGACTTTAAGATATGGAGATCAGAACCTTCGTAGAACCAATAGCATATTGGAAAGGACCAGAAGATAGTGATCATATCAATGTATTGATCGACTATTTTTATAAGTTAAAGGAACAAAACCCAGATACTAAACGCAATTCATCCAGACATGGGTGGCAGATGCATGACTTAACAGCAATCAAAGATGAAGAAATGTCCTGGTTAGGACGAATGATTCTTGATAAGTTCATGCTGTTTCTGGCAGAATTTAAACCAACAACAGTATACTATGCTACTCTTAGTAATCTATTTGTAAATATTCAACCACCTGGTGCATTTAATGTGAGTCATACTCACCCTGGATGTCAGTTCAGTGGTGTATTTTATTTGCAAGGTGGTGAAGATTGTGGAAATCTTACAGTGTTTAATCCTATGGCAGTGTCAGCATTGTCTGAGAACTTTGGTGGTTTCCCTAATGTTGAGGGTGGAATGATATTTCCACCTGTACCTAACACTGGTGTGTTCTTTAGTAGTAAGATTATACACCACGTTGATGTTAATCGATCAGATCATGATAGGATATCAGTAGCATTTAACATCAGAATCAACGACTTCGCGCCCACATAACAAACTGGCACACTCCCTTGCCACGGGCATGGCGACCTGCTATACTATATTCATCAACGCAGGACACCAATGCAACTCAGACCACACCAGCAACGTGCTCTAGATGCTATGGAGACTGCTGCTAAGGGTCAGATCATTGTGCCTACTGGTGGTGGCAAGACCCTTATTGCCATTATGGACGCTGTGAGGCGTTTCTGTACTAGTGAGACACCGCAAACTATTGTTGTGGTTGCTCCTCGTATCATGCTTGCCACTCAACTGAGCGCAGAATATCTTGAGTGTATCACCAATGCTAACGTATTGCACGTACATAGTGGTGAGACTACACACTTTAGCACTACTAAGTCTGATCGTATCAACCTATTCACTCGCATGTGTCATCATGTTGGTGAGCATGTAATCATCTTCACTACGTATCATTCACTCGGACGTATCATTGATTCTGGTATCGACATCGATTGCTGCTACTTTGATGAGGCGCACAACGCAGTCCAGCGCAACCATTTTGTTGGTGTTGCTGCTGCTAGTCTAAGTTCACGCGCAGCATACTTCTTTACTGCTACTCCTAAGCACACAAGACGCACTAATCGCGGCATGAACAATGGTGAGATCTATGGTCCTGTCCTTGAGAATGTTCCTGCTCCTGAACTTGTAGCAGGCGGTAGCATTCTTCCTCCTACTGTTGTTCCTTATGAGATCGACATTATGCGTGAGAAAGGTGCTGAGGCATGCACAGCAGATCGTAAGATGATTCTGAGCATCGTAGATTCTCTGCCAGAAGACAAATCATCTAAGATCCTTGTAGCGTCTCCTGCTAGCAAGATCATGGGTGCTATGTTATTCAAGACTACTGTCATGGAAGACTTACGTGAGCGTGGTTATGAAGTGCTCCACATCACCAGCAAGTATGGTGCTTATGTCAATGACCAGAAAGTCAATCGCGAGCAGTTCTTTAACATCTTCGATGAGTACGGCAAAGATCCTAACAAGAAATTCATTATCTTCCACTACAGCATTCTGTCTGAAGGTATCAACGTGCATGGTTTGACTCATACTATCATGCTTCGCAACCTTGACATCATTGAGATGGCACAGACTATCGGTCGTGTCATCCGTATGAACAAGGATGACGTTGCTGATATTGCCAACGGTAAGATTGCTGCTGGTAATGTTGCTATGTACCGTAAGTCTACTGGTTATGTGACAGTACCAGTGTTCAAGAACTATGGTGCTAAGACAATCCAGAGACTCCAGCGCATCGTTGACACTATCTTTATCGAGGGTCAACCTGCCACATCACTGGTGGTGTGAACTTTACAAGTTCAGCATTTCATGATAAACTAATTAAGTATGTCACCTTCATTCAATCTCATGGACAAAGAAGAAAAGCGTAAGGATGCATTTTACATTTTTTATGAAAGTGTATTGAAACCAGACCATAAATTACGTGACTGTGCTCATAACCAGCAATGTTACAACGAACTAATGGAATGGAGACAAGAAATCATCACGTATTTAGATGAGCGCAGAAACCATGAGTTCTTCGCTTAATACACAATACCATATAAACTAGTCTAGAAGCATGCTACAGGCGCTTGTAGACCCCTCTCATCAATTAAAACTATGACTTCTTCATCAAAACCTTTCCTCGGTTTAGATAAAACCTATCAATCTGCTCGTAAAGATCGTGTCGGAGATCTTCTCATGGACTATCTTGGAGATGAGGAATTAGACTCACGACATATCTACGAAGAATTTCTATCTGAAGTGGATAGTCTGATTAAGTATCACCGTGCTCAGTACAACAAAGCAAGACAACTACAGTCATTGATGTTAGGTTACTCTAGTGATGTAGAACTACTTCTAGAATGAATAAACTACTGATTGAACAAAACTATCTGTTAGTTCCAAACTTCATCTCTGCAACAAAAGCAATTGAGTTACATGATGAGTTTGTACGTGCTGCTGCTCACTTTAAATGGAAAGGTGACACAGCAGTGCGTAAATCAGCATCAGTATACAACTATCTTCCTGCCCTTGAGATGTTGTGTGGCAGTTGTCAAAGTGTCACCAATCACACTGAAGAACAGTTGCTTCCTACCTATGCATATGGTAGACTTTACAAGT